AGCCCGTCAAATTAAGCCAGTTCCACATACCCCTAGCAACACCCCAAAGCGTACCCGTTGGGGGTTTTAACGCAGATACAGTTGTTCCCGTGTCGGCTGCCCACCCGCCAATCTTTTCCGGCTGGCCTGAGCGAAACCGAATTTTGTTGGAGGCGTAATAACCACCCTCGTTAGAGTAGGAGGTGTTTTCTCTGTTTACACCGGGTCTGAACAGCAATTTCTGGAGTGGCATGATTAAGCTACAAGTCCGGGAACATATTGCGTTTTACCAGCGACTTTCATGGCGGTCAACTCCTGCTTCTTTAAGTTGTCTGGGTTGTAACTCACATGCACCCAACCACTGTCAGGAATGCCGGGGGTGTAGAACTCCAGAATCAACTGGGTGTAGTCCAGATTATCCATGATCCACTGCGCCAACTCCGCATTTGGTACGCCGGGAATCTCTATATCGGCTGCTTGGCCCTTGCAATGGTCTGAGGTACGAGACCCATTTACCGCTGCATTTGAGTCAGGAGAGCGATACCCAGAGTTCACCTTGACACCTTTTTGGAAGTGATCGCGGATGGGCTGGAGAACACGTTCAGCCAAGATTTTGAGGTACTCGGTTTCAACTGGGCCGGGGGTGTTGTCCAAACCCATGCGCAGGGCTGTCTCGGATTTGGTCAGTTCGTGCAGGGAGAAATTGGCGGTCAGGTTCATTTCATGCTCCTCACTTGGTTGTACTGGTCGATGCAGGCGTTGAGTTGCCGGATGGCTTGATCGCCTCGGGCGGTGAGATCGACAAGAGCTTGAGCAACTCGTCCGTCAAGCTCGGCTCTTGTTTCTGTATCTCCACTGGCAGGGGTGGATGGCTCGGACACTGACACGGGGCAGTCGGGCGCTTTGACAGGAATGAACAACTTGCGCTCGCCAGAGGCAAGATCAGTACGAAGCTTAATTTCTTTAATCCGTGCAACATCGTTGGCTTTCTTCAAGGTCTGGGCGTAGGTCTGGGCAACCTCTGCCATGCGTTGTTCTGTCTCCCGTGCCTGCTCGTTTAAACGGGCAATCTCCACCTGCTGGCGCTCATATTCATCCTGCTCCCCACTGTAATACCCAGCCCCAAAACTGCCAAGTAGGGCAAGTACGATGCCAAGCAAGACATATGGGTTGAGTAAAGTCATTCGTTGGTCTTTCCACGGACGTAGGCGGTTGCCGCCATGAACGCCACCACAATCGTACCCATAGCAGCACAGTAGGTGGTGACCAACCCATTCAGTGCATTGACCTTATCCAACGCAACCAACTCTGATGCCAAGTACGCAATCAGTACAGGCGGCGCAACCAAAGCTGCCCAAGCCATGATCCTCTGCTGGTCAGCCATCTTGTCCATGTTTTCGATTTGCATCATGCGCTCAGAGCGAGCTAACTCCGTGTCCGTCACCACGCCGTCGTGGTCAGTGTCAAATTCGTTGTAGCTTGAGTTTTTTTCAAGTTGCTTACTCATGTTTTTTCCTCCGGTCAAAAATGGGGTTGTCCTCAAACTCTTTTGGACTGTCCCGATTCTTCCTCTCAATTTCTCGTCTCAGCTTCTCCACCTTCTCCAACTGCTGTTTGGCATCGTTTCTTGTCTCCAGTATGTCCAGATACATAAACGCCAACAACGGCAACATGAGGGCTACCAACAAAACCGCCACCACCCAGCCCACCATCCCCATCACAAGCTCCTCAGTTGTTTCAACCACAGGAACCACGTCCACAGGTACAGGATAAGAATAAGGGCTAGGACGGCTGCTCCCGCTCGCAGGTTTTGGCTTCTTTCCCTTTGGTGTCGTTGCCATCTCAATCTTCGCTCCCGTTGTTCCTGTGCAAGTCTGGCAGCTTCTTGTTCAGCGGCTATGACATCCCGCATCTCAAACACTTTGCTGTACAGCGCACCCATTTCGGGAGGGCTTTGATACACCATCGTTTCCCTTATTGTCTTCTCCAACTCCGCCATCTGATCCTGCGCCATGACCCGCTTCAATGCGGCTTCCATCTGGTTTTGGTCAGGTTCGTAGACGTTTCTGGACTTCTCCTCCTCTTCCCGAATGTGTGCAGCTAACTGCTCTTGAATCTTGAAGAACTCGGTAAGCTGCTTGACAACCCCAACCATGACTTCGGTTTCGTCAACGGCAACGAACTTTTCTTTCTTTTTCGCCACAGGCTTGGGCGTTGACTGTTTTGCCTTGGGTTTAAAGAAGTTACTAAAGTTATTCCAAAATCCAGTAACTTCCCTATAAACGCCAACAGCCTCGTCAACTGTGGCCTTGACCTCCATGAAAGAAGTCTTCGCCTGCTTGTATAGCTCACAACCTTCCTTGATGGCGGCGACACAAGCATTGGCGGCAAAGAGGAGGCTGATCGGATCAATTTTCTACCTCAAGCGGTGCGTTCCCACATATACACAACAATATATGGTTGAAGGTTTGCGTCTGTACCAGAAGAACCTGTTGTGCTATTTGCCACGGTAATGCCTGTGGTTGCGGTACTAGTTGTATCAGTTATGTTTGCAGGAACAAAACAGTTTGTTGAACTGCCTGATTGCGGTAAGGCGCTACTTGGTCTGAGATAAGTGTGGTTGTGTCCGGGGTCTGTGACTGATGCAGTGTGGGTGTGGCTAACAACAATTGCATCTTTGCTGCCGCCTGTTGCGCCTGCGGTGTATGTTCCGCCTCCGCCTGTACCCGCGCCAATCATCACTCGGCCAGCACCAAACGCAGTCCATGTACCAAAACCAAGCAATGTAGCTGGGTTGGTTGACACTGTTGCAGTGTAAAGAGAACCAACAGGGTATAAAGCAGCCGCAATTGCCGCCTTAACAAATGCTGTTGTAGCGATTGACGTATCGTTATCCGAAGTGGATTGCGTCGGCGCTGTGGGGTTGCCAGTAAACGCAGGGGAAGCAATTGCAGCCACATCCGTGCCAATCACCAAGCCAAGGTTTGTTCTTGCAGCAGACGCTGATGTGGCTCCTGTACCGCCCTTGGCAATAGCCAATGTGCCTGTCAAGTTTGCTGCTTGTACTTCGTAGAAGTTTGTGCCGTCAGACCAGACCATGACCTTGTCGCCGTCTGCAATTGCCACCCCAGTGCCTGCGGCTGTTGTGTTGCCGATGACCGTAGAGTTGTAGATGGTGATGGTGTAGCCAGAGTTGTTCCAGATGATGTACTGTTTAGACACTGGCGGGGCGTAGATGGCTGATGCTGCTGCCGCGCTGTTGAACTTCAACATGGCGTACACCGATTGGTTCAGCGATGCGCTGGAGGATGGCCCGTTGACATAGGTCAGGGCTTGGGCGGCAGAGGACACCGTGACGGCCTGATACCCGGCAATGGCTGTGTCCAGAACGTATGCCAGATTACTGTCAGTGGTTGCACCCCACGCACCGGCTTGGTCGCCAGAGCCAATCAACTCGATACGCAGGCTTGAGGAATAGGTACTGCTCATGGTGTTTCTCCTTGTGGGGGATTATCCGGTATCTGTTGAGCTTGTGCCGCCTGTGCATCAGCAAGAGCCTGTGCTTCTTGTGCCGCTACTGCCGCATCATGGATGGCTTGTTCTTCAGGTGTGTATTCAACGATTGAGGTCACGCCTGTCTCTACATTTACTACGATTCTGTGTGTCATTTTTTATCCTTCATACATGATGTTGATTGTTCCGGCTGTAAAAGTATTTGTTCCATTGGCTGTTGTAAATCGTAATTGTGTTAATGCCGCACCAAGATCAACATACGCCCCAACTACTATTTGGTAGCCTTGAGTTTGACCAAATGAACCAGCACCAACCCACACATTGCCAGAAATATTTGTGACTGTCAGCAAGCCAGAATATATGTAGGTGTTGGTATCAAAATAAATATCAAAACCATTGCTTGACGCAACTGAACCCGGAGCGCCCCCAAAATAACCCGATGAACCAACATATCCAGATGAAACAACGCCCCCAGAAGTTCCTAATCTAAATTTAAACGAATTTGCTCCACTATTATTTTGTTTTGCCCCTGCAAGCATTACAGTAATACGCTTTGCCCAAGATGGAATACCTGTGAAATCCACATTTGTGCCTGAAAGTGAAACCGCAGTGCCAGAGGTAATCCCCAGTACCGCACCATTGTTGATCGTGACGCTTGCTGAACCATCAATGACTGTTGCCATGATTAACCCTCGTACAAAATGTTGATTGAACCAAGGTCAAATGTATCTGTGCCATTAACAGTGGTGCATCTAACGCTTGTTAATGCGCTGGACAATGTTACTGAACCGCCCATAGTACATAAAAATCCTCCGTTACTCATTGCCAGTACTCCAGTTGCCACCCACAAATTGGTAGAAGCATTATGAAGACTAAAGACAATTTGCCCATGCTTAATATCTCCTGCACCATTCAAAGTACACCCAATGCCAGCAGTGTAATTTGCATTCGCAGTTCCCGCACCTGTAGTTGTTGCGCCACCACCATAACCAGTTGAAACTACTCCACCTGAAGTCCCCAACTGAAATAATTGATTTGAAGCCCCTGATGTTGAGACTCCAGACAAGGTTATGGTTAACCGTTTAATCCACGCTGGCAAACCAGTGAAGTCGATTG